TTGCATAGCAGACCTAAAGTTCTCACCCCCCGCCAAGTTGAGAGAGTTGGGGGTAGTCTCCGGCTTCATTATTAACAATTAAAAATTAGAATCATGGAATTTAAAGTTTACATCCCTAAGGAAGGGGCAGTATTGGAAAATCTTGGAACAGTTGCTGAGGTTGTTGGAGTTGGTGGTGGCATCAGGTTTGTTTCTGAAAAGAACCTTACTGGTAGCATTGTGACGGACTTTAACGGTAAGGAAAGGCTTAACAACGTTACCATTGTAATGTTGAAAGCCGATGGCACATCTGCTACTATTAATTGCAGTGTTCCTGTAAGCAAGGCTATCAGAGCATCTCTGAAGGAGAAGAGCAGGAAGGAGCTTTTAGGAGCTTTGGCACAATTGACCGTTGTGAAGAATCCCGCTGGTATTGAGAGCATCTCTGCGCCTGCTGGTACTGTTGGTGAGATCTTCAAGATGGAAGAGCTTACTAAGGAAGTTGCCACTTATCAGGAGCTTGTTGCTTGGTAGGGCATTAGGAAGGAGGGGAGCAATCCTCTTCTTCCTTCTTCTTATACATAGGGTGGGAGAGTATAACTCCTGGGTGGGTATTTAAATAAGGACTAAAAATTTATAGCTATGATATATTATTTTATATTTCTCTCTATAGAGGGAAGGAGAAGGGCATCAGGGATATTTGGATGTTTGAAAGAGAAGATGCATGTAAAGGCTAAGGGAGATTTGTATACATTTGACACATTTCAAGGGGCAATTAAGGGGAGGGAGTTTCTTCTTAATGTAGAAGTTAATTAGTGTACATATAATATATAGTGTAGGAGAGGTGCCTATTTAACAGTATGAACTATCTAAGAGTTGGATATTTCAAAACTTTTCTTACACTATTTATTATATTGTCTTACTTTCTGTGCCAACCATCCTCATCTCTATAAATAGTAAATACATTATTATGAAGAAGTCTATGGCAGTTAGCACATAAAGCAACACACTTCTTTACTTCTCTTATTCTCTCAGAAGTAGGAGAGAGCCTATAACAATTATTGAATTGTTTCTTCTTAGTAGAGGAGTCTATGTGATGAAACTCGATAGCAGAGAAATGTTCGTCAAATCCACAAAGCTGGCAACTATACATTCCAAGCTCTTTGAGAATGACATTCCAACGCTCTTTATTTTTATCTTCTATCTGTTTTCTATTTATCTTTAACTCCTCTCTGGCTTTTTCAGAAAGAGGGGATTTATTAAAATACTCTTTATGGAAAAAGTAATACTTTCTCTGAGCTCTTCTTAGGGCCTCTGATCTCATAACTTATTAATTTAATTAGTGTAAGGATATATAAATATTTTGGTATATTCATTATATATGGTAACATTATTTTAAAAACATAACAACATGTGTACAGCAATTCTTAAAGGCCAAAAACCTCTCATTGCAGAGAAGGACATTATTGTTTATAAGGCTTCTTACAAAGAAGAAAATGAGAATATCTTTACTTCAATGTTTGAACGATATAGATATCTTAAAGAGAATCTCCATAGAGCAGAGATGACATTTACAAATGATTTCTGTGTAAGTGATAGAGTTGAGCAAGATTATGTGGAGGATAGGGGGGAAGAGAACTTTTTATTTGTAAAGAAAGGATTCCATTCCTTTGTCTCTATAGAGAGAATAAGAAAGGAATATTCTGGGGGAGAAGTTGCAGAATTCATCATCCCTAAAGGCTCTAAATACTATTCTAATGAATGTGGAAACATCGTTAGCAATGCCATTATATTCAATGAATGGCTCTGAAAAACAATACTCTCTGAATGTAATATACTATTTCTCTTTAAGGGGAGGAGGAATGTATAGAGCATTCAGAGATATTTTATTTTTTTACGGAAAGATCTTGGAGATATTGATAGGTTATGCTTATATTTACACCCATAAATCAATACATTTTGCCATGATTATCGTCGTAAATCCCCAAAATATGTACATTACAAACTATCCTACACTAAAATTCATGTGTAAAGTAGTCAAAACCTTCTCCTATTCTTACCTAAAGAGTAAAAAATTACACTATGAGAAGCCTCTTATGTATAAAAACCTATGCATTTATCGTGTTACTCTTTACAATTAAGAGTGAAAATTATGTGTATATTTAAGGGAGAATACCCTCTAACTACCTGTAACTCTTATCCTTAAAATGTGTAAATTTGTAGACTACTTGTTTATAGCGTATGTAATCTATTCTACTATTTCTTTATTTATTTGTATATGTATTCTATTTGTATATTTAGGGTATTTATAGAGGGAAATAGGAATAGGGTATTTATAGTGTTATATGGCATATTGTTGTTATTTTAATGCATAATTTAAACTTTCTAAAAATTATTTATTATGAAAAAATCTGGAGAAATCTCTGAATGGATAACATGGGGTTTTATTGTATTTATTGCTGTTCTCTTTATAGGATTAATGTTAATTGAGAGGACATAATCATGGGAGCCCTCTCTAAATATATTAAAGCACAAAAATATAAATAGTCTTTTCTTCTCTATACAGAGATGAAAAGTAGTGAAATGTACATTTCTTAATTACCACTAACTATTATTTGTGATTATAATTTGCTTTCAGATTATATACGTTGGCGGTATGAGCTGAAACCGATTTGAAACACAACACTATCAAAACGATATGAACTTTATTAGAACTACATATTTTCAATTACGCACCGAGACGGTTTTTGCTTATACCGTGTGTGTGTGCATGTAGCTTTTATCGGTTCAATCGAAGCTGTGACCCTTTTTGTTTTATTTTTTTAGGGAGGGTATTTTTTATTTCTTTTATATTAGGATATGTTATAAAATAATATTATTTTTATAGAGTTAAATTTTTAATTTAAAATTAAAAATTATGGAAAACGAAAAAAATGAAGTTGAAAATGGTGGAGCTTTTTTTGGCTCTTTAAAACGTAATAACAAACAGATACGGGATGACCGTGCGATTGCTATTGCTGAGGACACTCAATTGGTTTACAAACGTAAAATTGAGGATTTGAATTTGAGTATTAAAAAGATGAAAAGAGAGCAAGAAAACATGCTTGACCTTTCACCTACAAACACACAAAGCCTTATTTTGGCCAGTGATTTTGATTCGACTATTTACACCGAAAAGGACATTGATTTAGGTGTAAAAATTCGCAATGCAGAAATTACACTTGAAATTGCCCAAAAAAGATACAACTATTTATTTGGAGGAGTTGAATAATGGGAGGCGGTAGTTATTCTTTTGTAAGCCGTTCGGCTAGAGAAGTAGATTTAGGATATAAAACTAAATCTACACAAGAGATTTTCAAACAACGCGTTATTAATAACGCAATGAACCCTAGTGGAATTGTTGTAAGGGAATCGAGGGACTCTAAAGAACATCCGAATGTAGTTTCAGTTATTTTAGCATTGGACGTTACAGGCTCTATGGGTACTATTCCGCATTTTCTTGTAAAAGAAGGATTACCTAATATTATGGCAAGTATTATTAATGGTGGAATTAATGACCCTCAATTATTATTTCTTGCTATTGGCGACCATGAATGGGATAACTCTCCGCTACAAGTAGCACAATTTGAAAGTAGTGATGAATTATTGGATAAGTGGCTTACTGATGTTTATCTGGAAGGTGGCGGCGGAAGCAATGCTGGGGAAAGTTATTTACTTGCTTGGTATTTTGCTGGATTCCATACTTTAATTGATTGCTTTGAAAAAAGAGGACAAAAGGGATTTTTGTTTACAATTGGAGACGAGCCTACTTTAAAAAGTGTGTCTAAGAGAAAATTACAAAATATAATGGGCGATGGGCAATACGATGAATTTTCTGCTGATATGCTTTTAGAAAAAGCTAGAGAAAAGTATCATTGTTTCCATTTGCACATAAAACAAACTGGTGCTGGAAGTAGGCAGGAAACTATGGATGGCTGGAAACAACTTATGGGTGAAGGGCTTATTATTGTGGATAATAAAAATGATGTTTCTCGAATAATTTCAGAAACTATTATTAAAACACAGCCTTCAAAACCAAAAGCGAAAGAAGAAGTTATTAATGTTAAACCTAATATTATTTTGTAAAATGGGACAAATTGGTTATTCAGAACCCGTATCTTTTGAAGATATGGAACAAAAAGAAGAAAAAACTGCTAAAGTAGCAGAGAGTACCGAACCTGAAAAAGAATAACAGGAATGAACTCAAAAGCCGTTATAGGCTTAGGATTTGGGGACGAAGGGAAAGGCATAACTACCGATTACCTTTGTTCTCATTCTGAAAATCCATTAGTTATTAGGTTTTCTGGTGGACAGCAAGCAGGACATACAGTTGTTTTGGATGAAGTAAAGCACGTATTTTCTAATTTTGGTTCAGGAACATTACGTGGAATACCTTCTTATTGGGCTAAATACTGTACAGTTGAACCAATAGGATTAACCAATGAACTAAATAGTTTGATTAAAAAAGGGAGAGAACCATTATTGTTTATTGATGAAAAATGCCCAATAACTACACCTTATGATATATTTAGTAACCAAAAAAAAGAAGAAACTAACCAGCACGGAAGTTGTGGCGTTGGGATAGGTACAACGATTAATAGGGAAGAAAATTATTATTCTTTGCTATTTGGAGATTTGTTTTATCCTTCGGTTTTAGCCATAAAATTAAGTGCAATAAAACAATTTTATGGATTTAAAGAATCTGTTATTTTAGATAGATTTTATGAATCTGTAAATTTTATTTTGACTTGTAAATACATAAAACCAACATATAATTTACCAACCAATTACGATACATTTATTTTTGAAGGCTCTCAGGGGCTTTTATTAGACCAAAATATAGGATTTTTTCCAAACGTTACACGGGCAAATACTGGAAGCCAAAACATTTTAAACTTAGGGATTGAACCTGAATTATACTTAATAACAAGGGCTTACCAGACAAGGCACGGAAACGGGCAAATGACCAACGAATTAATTCCAAACAATATTTTTTTAGACCCGAATGAGACTAATGTGTTTAATAAATATCAGGGCAATTTTAGACGTTCTTTATTGGATTTAGACTTATTGAGATATGGAATGAGTAAGGATGAATATATTAGAAATAATTCAAATAAAACACTTGTTATCACATGCCTTGACCATATAATAGATGAATATAGATTTACTTTTAATAGTGAATTAGTTTATTGTTCTGGCAAGAACGAATTTATTGAAAAGGTTAGTAATATTTTAGGAATAGAGAATATTTACATTAGCAACACAAACGAATCAAAAAACATAGTAAGATGGGAAAAGTAAACAAAAGTATTACAATTAAAGAGGATATTGCAAAAGCAGGAGCAGAACAGGCAGTAAAAGAACGCCGTTCATTTAGCTCGTTTGTTGAGTATTTGGTGGACTCATACTTAATGGCTTTGAAAAAGCCAAAGAGCGTGGGCAAAAAATAAAACAAAAAGACTTATTAAGCACAAACCTTGCTACGAAGCACGGCTATTGCACACAACGTTTCCGCTATGCGCTGGCAGGGTTTAGAAGCACAAAGTATCAAATTACATAAAACTAAATTAGAATGACTGACTTACAAAATACCACTAAAACCACTTTATTTTATATTTGATATATTGATAATTACCATCAAATTAAAAATATTTAGTGTATTTACAGAGTAACTAACAAGTAAAATAAGATGAAAACAAGACGGTCACTTAAAGAAAGACAAATTCAAGTCTTAAAAACAGATGTTAAAAAATGGAACAGATACATCAAATTCTCTCTGAGAATTAATGTAGAATTCTCTGCCGATTTCCGCTCTGCCAATCTCAGCTCTGCCAATCTCAGCTATGCCGATCTCCGCTCTGCCGATCTCCGCTTTGCCGATCTCCACTCTGCCGATCTCCGCTATGCCGATCTCCGCTCTGCCGATCTCAGCTATGCTAATCTCAGCTATGCCGATC